TCTCGGGTAAGACGACCCTTGTAGAGTTTGCAATGAACAATATTGCCAACCACTTCGTCATCCACCTTGTGCTTCTTCTTGGAAAGATACACGATGGTTGAAGCCGCATACTTAAGTCCTGTGCCACCACCCATCTCCTTGGTTGGCACATACGCACCCACTACCTCGTAGGTGTGGTTGGTGACAATCATAGGAATGTTATGCAGACCCAACTTCAAGGTAAGCACACGGAACGCACCCTTGATAACCTGAGCGCGAGTCATGTCTCGCACTTCCTTGCCTTCCAAGGTATCGTTGGTTTCCTTAGAAGTGCTCAACATTCCGAGCGAGTCCAACACCACAAAGAACGGCTTACGCTTCTTCTCGTCCAACTTACCGTAGTTGTCGATGATTTGCAGCAACTGATGACGGAACTGCTCCACGGTTGCCACAGGGAATACGGCAACGCGATTCGGGTCAAGTCCGCGTGACTTAATCATATCGCTAGTTACAGCCTGTTCGGAGTCAAAGTAAAGAATCGCTCCTTCAGGATTATCGTTCAAGAACTGTGCGGCGATACCCAAAGCAAAATAAGTCTTGCCTGTGGCAGACTCGCCTGCGATACCTAGAATCTTGTTGTTGGCAATACCGCCAGTCAGAGAGCCTGACAGAAGAGCGTTGAAAGAATACGAGCCAGTATCCACAAAGCCCGTGATATCTCCTTCAACTCCATCTTCGGCTAGCGAAGCAAACTCATTACCTGACGCACGAATCATACTCTTTAAAAAGTCACTCATTGTGTATTCTCCATTGTGTTATTGTATCACACTTTTTGTTTCCAGTCAAGTCTTTTAAGAGCGTCCCTCACTCTTTTCCGTTTTTCTCGTAGTTCATGTTCATGGTATCGTTTATCTTTAATGTGTTCGGTTATTATGTGAAAAACCACTAATATTGTAAAACATAAACTAGTTATAAAAATTATTCCATTCATGTCCATGTGAACAAGCCTTCTAGACTGCTAACTTCTCGCATCTGCCACCCGATTACATTTAAGATTGCGTTCAGAGGTTCTTCGAACGACTTCTCAAATTGAGTGTCATAGTCTATGTATTTCGTCTCTAGTCCAAACTCCTTGGGAATTCCGGCTGAAAAAGAAATAACCTTGTCACGAATCGGATTGGGAACTCGCAGATAAACATACTTAATTTTCTCACCATCGCCAATTTTAGGATATCGCTTTCCTAAATCCTTTTCACGAAGCCAATGGTTATACAATAAGGCTCCCTTAACATGAAGTGGAGTAGACTTGCGATAGATGGTGGTGTCATCCCGATACTCTTTCAATCCGTTGCATCCACGCGGGAACGCAATTTCTTCCACCGAACGAGCAAAGAAGTCAGTCTTAAACTCGGCAACATATTCTCGCAATTCAGATTCTTTGCCCACCATGATAATACCGATGGCTTTCTTTAAAGCATCACGAACAATCTCAGGGGTGCTACTCTTCGCGGTTTCAAGACCCATGATTTTAGTTTCAGGCTTGCTTAGAAGAACATCATCTTCTCCCATCCAAATGCTCAACATGTAACGCTTCTTGGCTGTCCAAATGCCCTTGGAAGAAATGCCTTCTCGCTTCATTCTCATCTTTTGAGCGTAGGCGTTCTGTTGTTCTGCAAGAGCAGCGTATTGCTTATCAATGAACGGCTGCAACACCTCGTTGCAGAACTTGTTCAAGAACTTTGTAATCTTTTGTGGGTCAGTTTCGTTGGGCATCACTTGCTTTACAAGCGAGCCTAATCGCAGATATACGGAATCGGTATCTGATGCTATCACATAATCGACTCCTGTGGTCTTCAGGGTTTTATTCAAGAATCCATTCAAGCCGTTCTCAATCCAACGAATGGATACCTGTCCTGAGATGGTGATAGCCTCGGCAATCTCTTGGTCGTAATAGCGGAAGTATTGATTGCCGCAAGCACCGAATGCCGAGTTCAATTGAATCTTACGAACCAACTGAAAGTTGTGGAACTTTGTAATGTCAAGTTTTAGTTGTGCTTCCTGTTCAGGTGTAGGATTCACAAGTTTCTTTAAAGCGGCTTTGGCTTCCAACATCTTCTTCTTGAAAGCCTTGCGTTCCTCATACATGGTTTCCATAAGTTTCGGCAAGAATCCTTGTGTATCCTTGCGAAACGCTACACAGTTTCCTGCTACACTAAGATTCTTGGCTCGCATGTTATCAAGATAATCTCTCGCGCCTGCGCTCGCACCCGCGCCCGCGAGGAAGTCGTTCACACTAAACTTGTTGCGAGTTCCTGCATTAGTCTTGGTTTCAGGAGACAGATTGTATTGCATGATAAGATGCGGATACAGCGAGTCCAAGTCAAAACTCACAACCCAATCGTGCGCTCCAACGATAGGGTCTTTCACATACGCACCTTCAAACTTATCTTCCTTGTCTTCCGCATTTCCCTTCATGGGAATCGCAATTCGCTTCTTGGTTAGGTGATGGTAGATGATGGCATCCCATGTGCGAACCTGCGAGAACACATCGTTCAGATTCACCTTGGCGGAATACGCAAGTGCTAGAGCAAGTTCCATCAGTTTAAGTTTGTTCTCAAGCATTCCTACAAGTAGAGTATCGTGGTGATTATACTCCATGAATCGTTGGAAATCATTCTTGTAGAATTCTGCTAGAGTCCCATCGTAGTGTTTCTTGCGCTCGCCCAACTCCACCCAAACAATATGGTCAAGTTTATAGGTTTCGCGGGTCACATAAGTGAACTTACGATACAGGTCAAAGTAGTCCAAGGTAGCGATGCCTAACAGGTCATACACCTCGTTCTTCTTGTTCATCACTTCCACTTCGCGGGAACGAATCTCTCGCCAAGGAGAAAGACGCATGGCTTCCTTCTCGTCAAACAGGCGAGTGATACGATTCACAAGATACGGAATATCAAAGAAGTTGACATTCCATCCTGTCACAATGTCTATATCCATTGCTTCCCACGCTGCAAGGAAGTCTCGCAACATGTGCTTCTCATCGTCGTATTGGAAACACTTGGCATCAGGAATGTTAAACTCACCCAATCCAAACACCAACACCTTGTTTCCCACCTTCAGAGTGATGGCGTTCACTCGTTCGGTTGCAGTCTTGATGGACGGAAAGCCTCCCTCGCATTCCGTCTCAATATCAATAAAAGCCACCTTTAGTTTAGACGGGTCGTATTCCACTTCATTCGGAAACGCTTCACCAATGTATTGATACAACCACTCCGTATTTCCAAATATTTCAAAGCCTGCCACTCCCTTGTATTCGTTGATGAAATCCTTGGAATCGCGGATGGAACCAGGCTTGAAAGGCTCAACATACTTGCCGTCAAGAGTCTGCCACTCAGTCTTTTTACCCTTCGCAGGCACAAACAAAGTAGGCATGAACGGAACCTTTTCGGCTATCCGCTTGCCGTTCTCGTATCCACGATAAAGGATATGAGAACCTCTAACAGCAACATGGGTGTAAAATTTCACTTGTCCTCTCGTTCAACCATTGAAATCCAATCCTGATGAATCAGATTGTTTCTGCCGTATCCTTGTCCACGAATCTTGGAAATATCCCACAGCACCTTGTCGCCAACCTTGACATCTTCGGTGAGTTTATCGCCAACAGAAATCACCGTGCTCCACACCAACTGCGAGTTAATCTTCTCGGTGTAGATGATACCTTCTGAGGTCTTCTTTTCACCACCACCAACAGTCTGCACTTCAATCCACTTACCAATCGGTCTCAACTTGTTCATGCTAAAAATCCTTGTAATGAGTTTGCCACTTCTTCACGAATTCGGTCTTCCGCAATCTTAACATACTCGGGGTTCAATTCGGTTCCCACATAGTTTCTACCATTGTTCAAAGCCACCACAGCGGTTGTGCCGCTGCCTGTGAACGGGTCAAATACCGTTCCACCAACAGGCGAACCTGCAAGAACACATGGAGTAATTAGTTCCTTGGGATACACCGCAAAGTGTGCGCCCTTGTATCCCTTGGTGTTCACAGTCCACACGGAACGCTTGTTCTTCTTGCCGTCTGCGCCCCACAATCTCTCAGGCTCTAAAGCAGGGTCACGGGCTCCCTTATCTTCAGGTTGTGTGCGATTCTTGTTGCCAGGAGCATGCGGAGGACTAACAGCGGCTTCCTTGATGGCTTCATGGTCATAATAGTAGTGCGACTTCTTGGAGAGCATGAAAATGTATTCGTGAGCACGGGTGCATCGGTCGGTAACACTCTCAGGCATAGGATTAGGCTTGTGCCAAACAATATCTTGACGCAACCACCAACCATCGGCTTGCAAGGCAAACGCTACTCGCCACGGAATTCCAATCAGGTCTTTC